AGTCCTTGTTTTCCTCATACCAAAGTACATCGACTAAAAATCCTTGCTCTCTTAATCCTAGCTTTGCGTATAGGTTAGAAGTAGTTTGTCCTTTATCAATGTAATCCAAAGCCATCGTTTTATTAGGAAATACATATTTCCCAACTAGTGGACTTTTAAGCTTATTTTTCTTTTTTGTCATTGCTTTCTTCTTTAGGAATAGATTCATTTAAGACTTTTACAATCTCTTGAGCCTGTGCTAAATACGCAATTGGTAATGAGCTAATAACTTGGTTAACTTTTTGAATTTGTTGTTCTGTAATTTTCATAATAAATTTAATTTTATAGTTTATATACTATATGTAAGACAAATTTTAAAAGTGTGGTTATTTATTTAGCTGGTGCTGGACTACCAATCTGCATACTTAATGAAGTAGGGTTTATTTCTGCTTCAATTTGTGCATCTAAACCAGCATATAATTCAGCTACTGCTTCATCTCCTAAAGCTGCTTTAGTCCATCCTTCAACAATTGCTTCTGTTAAGTCAGCGAAAGGAATAAATGAGCCTTCTGGAGCTGGTATAGATTGACTACCATATACTGAAGAACTATAAAATTCCCCATCTGGTTTAGCCACATCACTTACACAATTAACTCTCCAATTTACATTGTAAACAACATCTGAGTTACCAGATTCTTGTACATATACTTCAACTGATTTACAGTCCCAAGTTTTTAAATTTGCCATAATTTTAATTTTTATTTATTTGTTATTTATTTTTTTAATAATTCAATTTCTGCTTTTAATTCTTGTATTGATTTAACTAATAAAGGAACTATTTTAGAGTAATCTACTGATTGCATTTCTTCAGCGTCTTTGTCGCCTGTTACAGCCTGTGGTAATACTTCCTCTAACTCGTGAGCCATAACACCATAAGACCTAGAATCATCTGCTTTCCATTTGTAATCGTAAACAGGTATTTTAGAAACCATATCTAAACCTTTAAAGTCTTGTAAATCTTCTTTTAATCTATAATCTGAAGAAGTGCTATAAGCAGTTGAGGTAGGATTTATATTTATATTACCAACTTGTGTTGTACCGCTTCTAAACCATATCACTTGTGTTCCAGTTCCTCCTGTTGTATCTTCAATTCCTATTCCTCTGCCACTGCCAAATTTTACATATTGTTTGCTAGATGAAACAGTATCGGTTGCGCCTACTAATAAATTACCAGAAGAATCTAGTCGCATTTTTTCTGAAGCATCAGTAAAAAACCCCATATGATAATCACTTGTGTTATATCTAATTAAACCCTCGTGACCATTAATATTATTGTTTATAGAAAACATCAATCTACTATAATTGTTTGCTGCTGCTGTTTCTGTATTAATTATTATACCTCCTTTTGTACTATCACTTACTTCTAATTGACAAAAAGTACCCAAAGTTGCTGATACTGAATCAGTTCCAATTAATAATTGCCCACCCGAAATTAGCCTCATTCTCTCTGAAGCACTAGTGTAAAAAAGTAGATTTCCAGCCTGTGCGTTATATATAGCTAAATCTGTAGCATTGCTAAATATAAATTGTTTTGAAGTTCCACCAGTTTGAAATGCTATTTGCCCTCCTGTACTTCCACTTATATTTAATGTTGAAAAACCTATGCTATTTGTAAGAGTCGAAGTACCCAGACCTAAATCTCCAGCCGCAGTTAGTCGCATTTTTTCCGATACAGGATTTCCAGTTTCAAACTTTAAAAAGGTATCAGATAATAAAACTAACTGTGTTGCATCTGTATAAATACCTCCAAAACGAGTAGAACTTGCATTAGAAAAATTTAAAAAATTAGACGTTGTATTTCCTAGCGTTACTACAGTTCTTCCTGAAGTTACATTTAGTAATGTGCTTGTTCCTATACCTACATTACCATCCCCTCTAACTAAAAACTTAGAAGAAGTTGATGCTTTAAGGTTCATTAAATTAAAAGCAGAATTTCCAACTCTATCTGTTATAGCTTCATAAACTGTTCCTACAAAACTTGCTCCTTGATTATATGCTAATAAAGTACTTTGTGTATTAGAAGCATCTCTAACATCTAATTTTCTACTCGGTGATGAACCTAAACCCAAATTACCAGCCGCATCGAGCTTCATTTTTTCTGAGTTATTAGTAGAAAACGATAAAGGAGAATTGTGTCTATTATTTATAAATGCTCCAGCACTATTTTGCACAAAATCAAAACTATCAGTGTTTAAAGCGTTATTGTTTCCGGCAATTTGTAAAACTCCAGCTCCTGATGGACCACTTTTAATAGCTAAAGTAGGTATAGCTGAAGTTGCTGGTTGTAATATACTTACATTTCCTCCAAAAGTTGCGGTTGTACCTATTAAAGCTCCAGTTAATGTTCCCCCAGCTAGTGGCAAGAAAACTCCAGCTCCTGGAGTAAGACCATCAGCATAGGCTTTAGTTACAAAGTTAGCAGCATCGACTGGAGTTATACCACTTACTAGACCAACAAAAGTTGAAAGAGTATCGTCTATTGTTAAAGATTTAGTTCCGCCTGTATTTTGTAAAACTAAACCAGCACTACCACCGCTTAAATGTACTTTGTTACTAGAAGCTAATACAAGCTTTCCAGAGCCTACAGTTCCGCCAGTTAATGCTAAACCTAGTCCAGCGGTTAATATATCGTTTACTGTAGCTGTAGAATCTACAACTAATGCGCCAGTCATTGTTCCACCAGCTAAAGGAAGGAAAACTCCAGTTCCCGCAGTAGTTACAAAGTTTGCTGGTGTTATTTGAACATTTTCTGCTGATCCATTATACCCTACAATATGACTTACATCACTAGTGCTAGTTTTCAGTACAAATTCGCTAAATTTTTTATTTGCCATTATATTTTTTTTATTGTGTTTCTGTTATTAAAAATTCGTTGTTAGCTTCAGATAAAAGGAAATCTCCATCTTCTGCGATTATTTCAAAAAGTAGAGTAGGAGTACAATCTACAAAAGGCTTGTAAACACTTCCCCAGCCGATGTCATTACATGCACCGAATCCCCACCATGTCTTATAGTATATTAATGCTGGTGTCATTTATTTATTTTGTTTTGTAGTTTATAACTACGTTCCATGTATTGGTTTGTGTCCACATATTTTAAATACTTTTTAAGTTTTATAATATTAGATTTCTTTTGTTTATATCTCATAATACCCATCCTCCAAAATCTGAGTTTGCTGTATCTGGAAAAGTATCATCATTTTTATTTGCAGTATATTCAGGATAAGTATTTTGATTATAAATCATAAAATCAATAAAGTTATTTGTATAGAATTGTGCTATATCTCTATACTTTTCTACTAAATAATCTACCTCATCTTTATCTACTGTTAATGCATTCTCACTCTGTCCTTTAAATACTCCTTTTGCACCGACTGTATAAGCGGCAAATGGCATGTAACAAACTAATGCCCAGTATATAGTCATGGGTTTAACGTATGTTTCCAGTAATGTTTTATAAGCTTCATTAGCTGGTTGGTCTATAGTGCCAGCAATTATCAAAGCTTGCAATTTCTCTAAAAGCTTAGTTCCTAAATAGTTCTGGACTTCTGTATCTTGTGCGATTTCTACCATATATATAAATCGGTCAGGATCGACATTACCAGAAAGCACAGAGTACCTTTTAATATCTTGAGTTGTTATAAATAATGCTTTAGCCATGTCTTATTTTATTTAGGGTATGCACCTCTATTTTTCATATTTTCAGGAGCTATTCCAGCTTCGTAAGACCCCCAAGGATTTCTTGAATAGGATGGAGGTATAGTTCCTGTTTTTTTATAATCCAATAAAAAATCACTAGGTTTAGTATCTTTTTTTAAGCGATATAACACTTGTTTCCAAGCATGTCTACAATAGATACCACCTTTAAATTTAAACAGATTGTAAGACTTTCCATCGTGTCCTAATTGCTTATTAACACCATCTTTTGAAGCTCTATCAATATCTTCTAATCTATAGACAATATTAGCTCTTGATAATCGCATCATATCTTCGCAAAAAGTTCTTGAACTATTGCCTATTATATTAGGTTTTAATGATTTTTGAAAATACTTATATCTTATTTTATAATTTTTAGAATCTAAATAAGATGATTTGTTTTTAGGAGCATATATTTCATCTTTTAATTTTGTAAATAAAGATTTCTTTTCTACAATAGATGCCGATGCCCACTCTTCATTAGAAACATTATCTTCTGAATATTCTCTTGCATCAACTTCTTCCCATTCATCCGATACTTCCTCCCCTTTTAAATTATCTAATAATAATTTTCCTTGTTCATCCGATAAAGTAGCTACTTTATGAGATTCGCATGGCATATACCATACCTCTCCATCTTCCTCATGCTCGTGATAGCCAGAGCATCCTTGTTCTAATGCCTTTGCTTCTGCTTCTTCTATTGTTTTATAAGCTTCTTTACCATCAATCACTTTAAGATTAACCTTAGACATCTCGTAACCTGTTTCCTCTTCTATTACCTCTTTAGTTTCTAATACATCTATTTCACTAAACTCAATTGGTTTAAGCGTTTTAAAGTATAAGTCTAATGCTATATCATTAACAGATAAAATTGCATCTATACACTCTATTACTTGATCTTGAAAATTTTGTATTACAATAGAATCAAATAATTGCGTAGCAGTTTTAATTTCTTCTGCATTATTTCCCATACCATCATTACCTTCACGAATACCAAGTAGCATCGGAGAGGTTACCCTATGACCAACGATAAGCTTTTTAAAGCATTCATCCGCTAAATAAGAATAGTGAGCTGGAGCATCGTTTAAAGGAATGTCATCTATTGTAGTTTTGGATTCGGAATTGTTGTTAAATGCAACAATTACTTTCTCTCCTCTGCTTCCTGTTAATTTAGATAGTACTTCTCCTTTTATAGATTGCATTTTCTCAGGATCAGGAACTCCGTTGTTAAAATTCACAACTTTAGTGCCACTAAATCCATTTATACAATCATTAATAAGGTAATCACTAATTTCATCCTCTAATACAGCGTAAGGCATACAACTTGACCAGTCTGGAGAGCTATAATAGTATTTACCAGCTTCATAAGGCTTTAGCACATACATCTCTGCTTCTTTTCCATTACCAAA